GATAGTGGAATATTAAAAGGAACATATAAGGGGGTAGGTAAACTTGATTAATCTAGTACAAGGGGAAACAAAGCCAATAGAAATAACAGTATATCTTGTAGATGGTGTTACTGAAGCCAACTTGACTGGTGGTAAGGCAATATTTTCATATCAGTCATTTTTGAAATCAGAGGATGCTATATTTATAGATTGTACAATANCCACAAGCTTGGTTTCTTGTACTCTCACATCTACCCAGACATCTATATTAAAAGGGGAGTATAATTGTGAAATAAAGTATGAGGATTCTGATGGAAAGATAAGTGTTGTTTATATGGCTAAGATGTATGTATATCCTAGCATNATGCCAGTATTTGCAAATGCNGAGTAATAATTATAACAATGTGAATAATATATTACATTATTACATATAATAAGTAGAACAAATAAATAATGTGTTGGGCGAATAGTCGCATGACATGGTATTAGGGGGAAATAAAATGCCAGAATTTACACAAGAACAAATTGACAAGATGATTGAAGAAAAAGTAAGCGAAGCTAAAAAAGGATTATATGACGAAACAGAACTCAATAAAAGGATTACTTCAGAAGCAGATAGACGGGTAGAAACTGGTATCCAAAAAGGACTTGAAACTCAAAAAGAAAAGTGGACAAGAGAACTGCAAGAAAAAGCAAAACTTAGTGCAGACGAACTCGCCAAAAAAGAATATGAGGAAAAGTTATCTGGATTAACAGTTAAAGAAAAAGCAATCCAAAAAAGAGCGAATAAAATAGATGCAATGGATATGTTATCTGGGGCATCAATACCAAAAGCACAATACGAAAAAGTGTTAAATGTATTGGTTACAGATGATGATGTATCGACCAAAGAAAATGTTAATAACTTTATATCAATGTTTAATGATGCTAAAAGCGAAATTGAAACAAGGATTAAAAGTGAATTTTCAAAGGTTACTTCGCCAAAGACTGGTGGAGAAAAAAGTTCTTCAAAAGAGGACTTTACTAAAATGGGTTATCGAGAAAAAGCAAAATTTAAAACCGACTTCCCAGATTTGTATAAAGAATATATAAAATAAAGGAGATAACAAATGGCTGGAACTAATTTAGGTTTTCCATATGATGAAGAAATATTTAACTACTCGTGGAAATCTGTGCCTGATTTAATATTGACTTCAATGATAGATTCGGGAGCAGTAGTAGTGGATTCTGAAATAGCGAATCTTATTTCTAATGGTTCAAACTACTTCACAATACCATTCTATAATATATTGGGTGGAACTGAAGATGTATACAATGGTGTTAACGGATTTACTGGTGCTACACTAGATGGTGGAAGCTATTCTGGTTGCGTATTCGGTAGAATGGGAAAATGGTATGCTAAGTCTTTTATAAAAGATTTTAACTCTGGTGCTGACCCAATGTCGCAGATAATTGATGGAGTTGCTAATTTCTGGATAAAAGCAAGACAAACAAGACTTGTTGGTATATTAAATGCTGTCTTTGCAATAAGTACAACTGCATGGGATTTACATAAGAAAGATATTACTTCTTCTACTACTGTATCTGATGCTAATCTAATAGGTGCTACTAGCATTAATGATTTGGCAGTACAGGCTAATGGTGATAATGCACAGGGTTACTCTCTCGCTATCATGCATTCTGTTGTTGCTAATAAATTAGCTAACCTACAGTTGCTTGAATATAGCAAGTATACTGATGCTAGTGGTATTACTAGAAGTCTTCCTATAGGTACTATCAATGGTAAGACTGTTGTTATAAATGACAATGTTCCTGTAGTTGATTCCTCAATAGCAGACGAGAAAGAATATACCAGTTACTTACTTGGTGCAGGAGCAATAAGATATGCATCAGCACCTGTTGATGTTCCTTCAGAAATGGACAGAAATCCAGAAACAAATGGTGGAATGGATATGCTTTATACTAGAATCAGAGAATGCTTAACACCAGCTGGTTTCTCCTTTGTAGGGGATGTTACAACTGACGTAGGTATTCCAGATGCAGTATTACTAGCAAGTGCAAGTTATGAATTGAAAATGCCAGCGAAATCAATCTTCATGGCAAGACTTGTAACAAACGGATAATTAAAACTTATGGGGAGTTGAAAAATACTCCCTTTTATTTTTAAAAGGAGAATCTATATGGCTCAATTAGATGTTTTAAAAACTGTATTAGGTACTCCGAGTGTTACAGATGCTTTGTTAACATTTTACTTGGATAATGCTGGAAATATAATAAAAGAACTTCGTGATTCTAATATAGTTGAATCGAAATATGAAACTACCCAGATTAAAATAGCAGTGGAATTGTTTAATAAACGTGGAGCAGAAGGTCAAAGTGGTCATAGTGAAAATGGTATAAATAGAAGTTATGAATCAGCTGATGTTTCTCATTCATTGTTATCACAAATAACTCCATTCGTTAGAACTCCATTCGGTGGAACGAGGGTGGTTGTATGAGAACACTGGAAATAAATAAAACTAAATTATGGTATGTTAATATTATATCCATTACCGATAAAATAGATGGTGATGGATTTTTTACAGGGGAGAAGATTAACACTTATGGAACTCCTGCTATTATATATTTACCACTTTATCCAGCTAATGGTAGAGTATCAGAACAAATTTTTGGCAAGGATGCTCAATTAGATATGGTTGCAGTTAGTAATAATGTAGAACTGAATAAAGACACCTTGTTATTTTTATCAGCTCCAACTACTACTTCTTATGATACCACTTATGACTATAAAATTAATTCTATTGCGATTAGTCTAAACACTTTTAACTATGGATTAAAAAAGAGGGTATAATGGCTAATTATGATGTGATGGTAGACTTAGATTTTAATGATATGTATCTTGCTACTCTTACAATGAAAAAAGTTCAACGTGCAGTAGAACGAGGTGTTGAAAAAGGTGTTGAAGAACTAGCCATACGGATGAAGGAAAAAATGATTGAGTTCATGGGAGAGTATACACTTAAAGATGGTGGTACTTTAGCATCTAGTGGATTAGCAGAAACTATAAATATACTCCCTCAAGCTACTGGGATAAAAATTGAAGTTGGTGGTGAGTACGCAACATTCGTTGAATACGGAACAGGAATTGTTGGAAGCCGTGACCCACATCCTATGCCAGATGGTTGGGTGTATGACCCTAAAGGTTATGGGGAAGATGGCTGGTCCTATATTAAAGAAAATGGTAAAGTTGGATGGACTGCTGGTCAATCGAGTAAACCATTTGTTTATCGCACTTGGTTATGGGCGAGAAGAAGTGTACATAATATTGTAATGAAAAATGTAAGACAGGAACTCAAAAAAGTTAGAGGGGTGAGATAATGGTAGATGTTGCTAATGAAGTACTAAGTGCTTTGAAAACTGCACTTGGAACTATTCCAATATTAACTGAATATCCTTCAACTACACCTACATTTCCTTGTGTCATATTTGAAGAAAAGATAAATACAACTGATGTTGGAACAGTAGACACTTCTGGTGAAACTCACTCTGATGTTTCTTTTGAAATAAATATGTTCTCAAATGCCAGTGATAAAGTTACTGTTGTTAGGGGAATACGAAATACAGTTGATGAGGTAATGAGTGGTGTATACAGAATGACGAGAAACGCTTCTGAACCAATTCCAAACTTCTTAGATGCTGATGTTTATAGATATATGTTAAGATATAATTTTAAGATAGATAATAACAAGAAAATTTACAGGGGGTAAAATAGATGGCTATAACAACTGCTGTTACAACTCTAAATTATAAAGTTTTAGTTGGAGATACATATGCTAAATTGGTAGATATTGTAAATTATCCAGATATGGGTTCTACACCTTCCAAGTTAGATACTACAGATTTGTCACAGAGTACTTTCAAAACTTCGATACTTGGATTACAAGAAGTTCCAGATTTGGCTTTCGAATGTAACTATGATGAAGCAAAATATAATACAATAAAAGGTCTTGGTGCAACATACTTCTTCGAACTTGTGTTTGGTACTGCTGATGGACACTTCACATGGCAAGGACAGATTAGTATTTTTGCTAATGGTGCTGGGGTAGACGAAGTCAGAAAAATGACTGTTACGTTATCTGCTTCTACTGCTATTACATTTGCAACTAACTAAGAAAGGAGAAATTAAATGGCTATAAGTACTGCTATAACGACTTTAAAATCGTCTACAACACAGGGTGGAACATACACAAAGTTGCTTGATATAATTGGTTATCCAGATATGGGGTCAACTCCTTCTAAGTTGGATACAACTGACTTAACTCAACCTACATTTAAAACAAGTGTACTTGGACTACAGGAAGTTCCAGATTTGACATTTGAAGCGAATTATGATGAAACTATTTATAACACTATACGGTTAATGACTGGTACATTTTGGTTTAATCTTGAATTTGGTGCTGCTGGTGCAGATGGTATATTTGAATGGTCTGGTGGGATTAGCATATTTGCTAGTGGTGCTGGTGTTGATGAGGTTAGAAAAATGACAGTGACTGTTTCTGCTGAAACTGCTATCACTTTTGAACTTACTGCATAATAATAAATAATAGAGGG